GGGCTTTCTTGTTTGCCAACTAAAAAACACTTTCAAATATTGATTATCTTTGTACATAATGAATATAAACCAAGCACATCAGTTTATAGATTTTCTGATTAGACAAAGCAACTCAGGTGTTTACTTGTCTCCTACGGAAAAGGATTTGATATTGAATAGAGCTCAGACCCAATACTTTAACAAGTTATATGGGAATCAGAACGACTATAGATATGACAGACCTGTACCTAAGATAACCTATGCAGTAACAGAAAAGATAAGTAGAAGCTTAGCTCCTTTCTTATCCGATCCTACACCGTTAACTATTGACTCAGTTGGTCAGGTAACGACACCTGTTGATATGTATCAAATAGTTTCTATAACTCATGCGATATCAGGTTTAGACTATGAAGTAACTAGAGTAGAACACGATAGAGTATCTAACAACTTAACTTCAGAAATAGAAGCTCCTGATGAAGAGTATCCAATCTATTCTCAACTAAGAACTAAGTTACAGTTTTATCCTAAGACACTAGCTACCGCTAATATTATATACCTCAAGAAACCAATAGATATGGTATGGGGTTACACAATAGTAAGTGGAGTACCTGTCTATAACTCTGGAACAAGTGTTCAACCTGTGTGGGAAGATATGGACATGAATGAAGTAATATACTTGGCGTTAACTTATGCAGGATTAAACATCAAGGATGCAGACGTTTCGCAATTCGCAAATCAAAAATCTCAAACAGGACTATAAAAAATGGCAGTTACAACATACGGATATCTTTCTGAGCAAATACTTACATCGTACTACAAGGGTGTAAGAAGTGATGATAGTTCTTATTCATTGAAGTTTATTGCTTCTATGATAGCCCAAGAGGTTGCTGTGATGGCACGTAAGAATGCATTTGAGAATAGCAGTAATGGAGACGTAACTTATTCTAATGATTCATTTACTAGTACGTTTAAGAATGTAGCTGTAGTGGTTGATCCTGTTACAAAGGAGAAGTACTCAGTGTTGCCTTCTATACCAGCGGCATTACCAAATAATCAAGAGATTGTATCTGTAGCTATAAACAAAAAGAACAGTAAAACATTTATACCCATTAAAAATAAAGATAGGTTTGCTCAAGCATTCCTTCCGTGTATAAGAGGTGTAGTGTATTACTACATAGAGGATGGTAAGTTGTTTTACGATAACGCAGACAGTTTCATATTTGCTAATGTAACACTAAGTATGGTAGGTGCAGCACCAAGTGGTAATATACTAGATGCTCAGTTAAACATACCTAAGAACTACGAATCTGAAATTATAGATAAGGTTTTAAATAGATTGTTATCATTGGCACGCTTAGGCCAGGATTTGAGTAATGATGGAGATAGCATACAAAATATACAATAATGAGTAAGATAGGGCTTAAAACAATAATCGCTGAACTTATAGATAGCAAGGACTCTAGCTCACACGAGTTTAGAAGAATGTATAATATAGGTGTAAGGGGTGTACGTGAGTTTAATACTGATGTTTCAGGAAACTTCTCTACTGCATTAATAGATGTGAACGCAAATAAAACTGCTCCACTTCCAGAAGATTATGTATCTTACTCTAAAATAGGTATTATCAATGAGAAGGGAGAGGTTGTTACACTTAGATCTAATCCACAGTTAAGTAACTATAATGATGGGCATCAGCTTAAGGCAGATAGATTTGAAGACGTTCCTACTATTGGAGCTGTAACTTATCCAGCTATACCTTACAACTACCCATACATTTACTATAACTTCTTTGTATCTAACCAGTCATTCAACCTATTTGGTATTGGCGGTGGTGGACAAGATATAGGTAACTATAAGGTAGACGAAGAGTGTGGTGTAATTATCTTTGGTCCATCGTTTAAGTACGAGAAGGTTTTACTAGAATACCTTTCAGATGGTATGGATAGAGAATGTGATGACTATATGATAGATAGCCGTGCCGCTGAAGCTATGTTAGCTTACGTGAGATGGAAGACAGCACTAGACAACCCTAAGAAGTACGGACAAGGTATGATAAGGGAGTACAAGGGAGAATACAAGTCTGAAAGATTAAAGGCTAAAATGCGTATTAATAAGATTGTTGTATCTGAATTTGAGGATATACAAAGAATCACAAATAAACTAGCACCGAGAGCTTAACATATGTCTATTATTGATTTAAAGAACTTTGCAGGCGGTGGAATGGATACCGACTCAGCTCCAGAACTGGTAGCTGGTAACGACTATTTAGAAGCGTATAACGTAAGAAACACAGGTAATATATCTGGTGAGGATGGTTATGTGGTAGCTATTGAGTCTAATACTTTGATACCATTGACATTGCAAGATGGAATAAATAAGTGTGTAGGTTCTGCTCAGTTTGAGAATGTAAGAAAGGTTTACAAGTTTATTTATAACTCTCAGAACAAACACGTTCTAACAGAAATAGATTACGATACTAATACGGAAACAATATTATTTACTAACCTAGTAGATAGTAATGGTGTAGATGTTTTAAACATAAGCACAGAAACGTATATAACTGATATTAAGCTAGTTGATGACTTATTAATATTTAGAAATAGTAATAATGAGCCATGCCTAATTAATCTTAAAAGATTAAAAGAAGATGGTTATGCTCCATACTTGACAAAGGATGACTTCTTGCTTATTAAGAAACAACCAGTTGTAACACCAAGTGTAGTCTACGGTAACGATACATACTTCCCATCTAACTTCTTATACGGTAAACTGTTCCAATTTAGGGAACAATATATCTATGAAGACAATGAAAGCTCTGTATGGGGTAGCATATCTGATAGAATAGTACCAGTAGAAGAGAGTAATCCTAATGCAGGAACGGTAGCTATAAACAATAACTGTATTATAGTAAGTGTTGACGCAGGAGATAATAGGGTAGTAGAATTAAACATAGCTGCAAGACAAGGTAACCTAGATTTTGCTTACATAAAGAATGTAAAGAAAAGTTATGTAACAGCTCTAACAAATACAGCTATAGACTTGTCACAAGAAATTTACGAAGCATACAATCCAGCAACAAATATTTACTCATTTGTATTTTACAACAACGGACTATACCCACCAGTAGATGTATTAGAAACTGATTTATTACAGGACTATATACCAAACCAGTGTGAGGCATTAGAGGTTATAAGCGGAAGAGGAGATGTTAACTCTAACGGTACTATATTAACTTTAGGTAACAATACCGAAGGATATGCTCGACCTAATACTAGTGTAACAATAGGTGTCGCACCATTTAACCCTAATATAGAATCAGTACAAGAGGTAGTTAATAGTTTAAGAGTAGAAACTAGACCAGCAGAACGTATTGACAACACAAGTAAAAGAAGATGTAAGTATGTATTTTATGGAGTACCAGTTGTTGGTGATGAGATTAGTATTTATGTAATAAACTTAAATAATACAGCTGTATATTTTACATTTGAGCATACTGTAAACAGTGCTGATGTATCAGGTGGATTATTTGCTATGGTTAAAAGATTTTCGGAAGATATAGCTAAAGTAAAAAATCCTAATGGAGCTACAGCAGTTAGGGATGTTATATTTTACAATGAAGGATCTGGTGTAGTATTAGGATTTACTACAAGAGCTCAAAACGAAAATACTCCAGAAGTAAGAATGACTTCAGGTCCTAAGCCACCGCTATTAGATTTAGCTGGTGGATCAACGGCAGGAATAAAATCTATACCTTCACTTAAATCAAACTCATCATATCAACTAGCATTAGCTTATTACGATAGGTACGGTAGGTCATTTCCTATACAGACAAACACAGATACCATATCTTCTAGTGGTGGATTTGTAGTTAAGACTGACTCTTATGCAGAATACAATGGTCAAGTTCCAGTTATAGATTGGAGCATAACTAGTCCACCACCAGAAGGAGCATCAAGCTATCAATGGCTAATATCGCCTAATACAACCCATCAGTCGACTACTTATGTGGTTGGTCAGATAAAAGCAGTAGCAGCGACTTTGCCTACTTTAGATATTAATCTAAGGGCTTTTAATGAGTATCAGGAAGACAATCCAAATACAACAGTTAATTATGATTTTAGTCCAGGAGATAGGGTATCATTCTGTTATTATACAGATGATGATAATGTAACTAAGAAATGGTTTGATGGTATTGCTAATCCATTAATTGATTTAGAGATAGTAGACTATGAAATTGTAATAGATGATACAGATCCATTGCTTAGCACATACGTGTTAAAGGCTAGGACTCCATCTAGTGCCGCTGTAACTGCATTGTTATTAGCAGACGATGCTGATGATGATATACTAATGGAGCTATACTCTCCGTTAAACTCAACTAACCAGTTAGACAGTACTATATTCTATGAGGTTGGAAATAGGATAAACATTACAAATGGTGTACACGATATACCATCTGGTAGAATTAGTTATGCAGATACTTACTTTAAGGTAAGGTCATATCCATTAGCATCAGACTTAAACGTATTTAAACAATTCCTTGTTGAAGACTTTAACTTTAGTGATTTCTATCAAAGCAAATTCACTCAGCTAGGCAGACCAAGAAGTTATTACGATACACCAGAGAATGAAAAGTTTCCTGTAGATATAAGGTACTCATACGAGTTATTATCTAAATCTAGAATAAACTTAATCAATAGATTCTACGCTGAGAATAAGGTTACATACGACAATAAGTATGGTGGCATAAAGATACTAAAAGTAAGAGATAATACATTGGTTTGTATTCAAGAATTAAAGGTAGGATACATACCAGTAAACATAGCCATAATTGAAGACCAGATAGCACAAGAGAACGTAGCTACCTCAACTAGATTGCTTAATAAGATAAGATATAGTGAGTCAGGTAACATGGGTATAGGTAATGCCGTAGAATCATTTGTAGAATATAGCGGTACAATGTACTTCATTGACCCATATAGAAGTGAGCCTATTCAAATATCTTACAATGGCGTGAGTCCAATATCTGGAAAGATGAGTAAGTACTTTAAGAACACCTTAAAGAATACATACGATAATAAATTAAAGATAATAGGATACTATAATATTTACAATAAAGAGTATATTATTACAAGTGAAACTAAGGATGGTTCAGTTAATCAATTAATATTTAATAGTTCAAACTGGGACTTCTTAGAGTCGTATACTGTAAACCCTGCAACACTAGCTATAGTTAGCTCACCTACAAAAGGTACATTATCTTCAATTGTTGGAGGAGTAGTAACTTATTCATCAACTCCTGAATCTACTGGCACTGATACGTTTAGTTACAGCTTCATTCCAGTTGGTGGATCAACTACGATAACTAAGAATATATGTATAGATATACTTCCAGGATCAACAGAGGTTTATGACTTCTCGCTAGGAAGTGTAAGTGAACAAGACTTTAGTGTTTATTCAGACCCATCTGCTCCAGTAGGAGATTTAGGAAATACTGCTCCAGTAAATATATCAATCGTTGGAGGTCAATACAGAATAAATGCAGGTTCGTGGGTAACTACAGCTGGATTCTTTTATCCTAGTGATGAAGTCGAAGTAAGGGTTCTTACATCTGCATCAGAGGGTATAACAACATCTGCTACATTAACTATTGGAGATAAGTCATCAATATTTACTGCTACAACAAAGGAGACTGTTACACTTGCTTATTCATTAACCAAGGATGTAGACCCTAATGTAGACATAGTGCTTGTTCCTGTAGTTAATGGAACGAATGTAGGTAATATTTTTGCTACTGGCACTGGAACAATTACTCCAGTATTTGGTGGTGATGTTGTAAATATTGGTATAGCTCATAGCGTTACAGGATATCCATGGCCAGCAGATTCTAGTGCGTCACTTGTTATTACTGCCGACACTGTAGAGATATATAACAGTGGACTAAAGACTGACCCGTTAGAACCAAATCTTGCTAGTTATACATTCACTGCTGTTTCAGGAGTTTCTTACGCAGTTGTAGCAGTATCTAATAGTACATCAACGGCTTACATTCCATCATTGTTTAGTATGGATAATTCATCGTCTGCACCATTAACAACAGACAGTTTATCTCCAGTTGTAGACTTTAGGCTTATTGATAATACCGATGCTGAATTTGTACTATACACAGCACAGTTTGCTCAACCTCAGAACAACAATGGATTTAACTGGTTTAATGATGCTAATACAGGCAAGCTAGTTGTTAACAACAACTCTGTTTATGACCTTAACTTCACATTAACAAATGTTCCATTAGGAGGTGCTTACAATACAACCATTACGGTATTAAGCGGTATGTCTGGTGAGTTCAATACAATACCTAAAACATCTTACAATGTTAGTTACGTAGATGCACCACTAGTTACATCTTATCCTTACAGTCTTAAATTAGGAACTACCACAACAAATGTATGTGAAGCTACTCCAGTAATAACCTATTCAGATGTAAATATATGGGGTTCAGGAGAAATGGGTTTATGGACAGATGCAGGTTTAACTACTGGCATATCAGGTTTTAATTATGCAGTATTAGAAGGAGAAACTCTTATCTATGATTTAGCAACTTCTGAAATTAATCAATACTTAAGTGGATTAACTAGTGGAGACTGTTCAGCTTAACTTAAATATATTTAATTACAAAATTAAAAAATAAATTTATATATGCCAGATATAATCACACCACCTAAAGTAGAATTAATTTCAGGGACTTCTGTAGATATTAATTTAGTTGATCAAGGTAGATCTACTGGGTGGAGTACAGATGGCTCTATAGCTACTCACGTGAGCTGTAACTACGGATGTATTAAGCTTAAGGACTTAGTACTAACCACAGGCGTGAGCTACACTGTAACGCTTAATGTGCTATCCATTACAGGTGGGTATATAAACATAAGCCTAGGGTCTACCGTTAGCTCTAACATCACTACAACAGGTTTTAAGACTATTACATTAACATCATCAGGAGATAACATAGTAAAGGTTTGCTCTGACGCTAATACAACCATAGAACTAATAGCTATAAAGAACAACACAGTAGATACTGACTTAAAGCAAAAGAATACACTAGCCTATGCACAAACACTAGGTAAGTGGACATCATTCTATAACTTTACTCCAGACACTGGTAGCTCACTATTCACTAATTTATATACTTATAGAAACGGATTAACTTACTTACATAATCCACTAGATGTAGATAGAGCTGAGATATATGGTACACAATACTATCCATACATAAAGGCAGTATTTAACCAAGCTCCTACGGTACAGAAGGTGTTCCAATCAATAAACATGAACTCTGGAACATTGATGGTAACTGAGACTAATGGTGTTCAGACATCACTAGGTCAGCTCTCCGACTTAAAGGATAAGGACTTTCTACAGCATACACTAAGTGATGGGGTAACTACAATCAATGTGTACAATAAGGATGGGATATACCTAGCTAGGTTTGTAAGAGATTCACTATCAAGTGGAGGGTTAAACTTTGGTAACATACTAAAGGGCAACTACGTAACTGTAGATTTATACGCACCAGACCCAGATACATTGCAGTTAATGTCTGTATCTGTTAAGAGTGTACCTAGTATAATTAATGTACGATAAAATAATTGCCTAATTTTAGGTAAATTTGTAAACAAGTAATAATAAAAATATGGATCCTATTTCAGCAGCGGCTAGTGTAGCAAAGATTGGTTACGGAATTTACCAAACAGTAAAGGGCAATAAAATGCTTAAGAAGACTGTAGACCCAGGTTATAAGATACCTAAATTGTTTGGAAAGACTTTAGCTCAATCAGAACAAATGGCTAGAACAGGTCTTGGGTCAGAACAATATAATCAAGCACAACAAAATATAAGCAGAAACGTAGGTACAGGTGTAAGAGCCTTGTCTAGGTCATCTAACCCAGCAGCAGGCGTAGCAGGACTAGTTAGAGCACAGAACGATGCAACACTAGGACTAGACGTATCTAATGCAGCGGCTAAGAGACAGAACATCCTACAAGCTATGGGGGCAAGACGTGAGATGGCAGGTCAACAGTTGGCTCAGCAACAATACCAACAAAATAGATATTTTGATAAAGTAAACCAAGCTAACGCAATGATAGGAGCAGGTGCTCAAAATATCGGTGGTGGATTAACTATGGCTGGAACTTCTGCGATACAATCAAAAGCTCCAGTGCCAGGCCAAGATCTAACTGGTCAAGGATCTATATCTTCATATACAGGTAATGTTGGAAGTACTGCACCAGTTGGTCAATATGGAACACGTTTAGGCGGTGGTCAAGGCGGTGGATTTGGTTCAAATATGTTTTCACCCATTCAAACACCTTTTGTAAACAAGATTGGTTTCAATAAGTATGGTGGATAATTATAATTATTTGTTAATACAAAAATAATTCGTAAATTTGAACAATGGCAATTAGAAGTGGAATAGGTATAGGAGGAGCTCAAGTAATTGATACTAGAGACATAATGAGTGCTTCTGCAAGACAAATTGCTCAGCAACAAAAAGCTCAAGCATTACAGGCAGAAAAAGAAGCAAAGTCAGCAGAAAAGTATAATGAAGAATTAGCTGATATAATGGCTAGTTATAAAACTACTGGTGCAAGAGATATTGATATTCCAGAAATAAATGCTGCGTATAATCAAATAAAAGAATACTACTCACAATCAAACAAGATAAAAGATTCAGAAAGACCATTGTTTAAGGCGACAATCAAGAACATGATGAACACGGTGAATGATACGTCTTTAAGGTCAAAAGAACTAGAAGGCAGGACTTATACTACTGCATCAAGAATTGCACAAAACCCTTGGGATTATGATTCTAAAGTAATTCAAGATTTAGATTATGTTAAAAAAACACCTATAAGTAAACTTGGTGCTCTGGCTAATCTTGACCCATCAACTTACGAAAGACTTCCTAACTTTGGAACTATAGATAAAATCATGGCTGATGTTTATGAGATTGGGAAAAATAAAGCTGATTTTATTGAACAAAGAACAGAGAAGGGTCAAAGATTTAATGTAAGCAGAGTTGATCCAACTGTAATCAAAGATAATTTAGTTTTGGGATTGCGTAGCTCACCAGAAGCTATGAAGGCTATTAGTTATCGTTTTTCAAAACAATTCGGGAAACAACCAACTGAACAAGACTTGAATAATTTCATAATGGATGATTACAAGACTAAGTATAACCTTGAATATAAAGGACCACCAAAAGATTTAGAAAGACCTCGTGGTGATGGTGGCGGTGCTGAAGCAGATAAGTTAAGTTATAGACAACAACTTATTGGCGGTGCAATGCAATTAGATCCTGCTTCATTAAGTAAAATGCAAGCACAGCTTCCTTCTGGTTCTAAAATAGATCCATTATTATCAAAAAAAATAGAAGGTTATTCTAAAGGAGGATATCCAATATATAAAGTAAGGGTTACTATACCAGGAACAGATACAAGACCAGGAATATCAGAAATTATTGATTTAAAAACTGGAGAGCCAGGCATTAGATTTAATCAACTTCTTAATGAATATTCTGGAGAAACTGTTTCATATAGTAAGTTTGGAATAGAAGGAGCAAAGCCTCGTGGTCAACAGTTTGAGCCACCAAAACCAAGGGTTACTACTCCTAAAAAAACACAATCTACAACAAGTAAAAAAACAATTAAAGGGTTTTAAATATGCCAGATAAAGTAAAAATATTATACGATACTGTATCTAAAGATTATAATGTCGGTTCTCTTGAAGATTTTCAAATAAAGCTTCAAGACGATGTGAAGAGAAAAGCATTTTATGATGGCGTAGGTTCAGAGTTTGAATTGGGTGATTTCAATACTTTTTCAAGTAAAGTAAAAAAAAAAGACATTTCTCAACCAGATTTTCAATTTGGTTCGCAGACTTCACCGTTTGGATCAAAGCCTTCCCAAACCCAAGTAGATACTAAAGTACCAAGTGTATTAACCCCAGAGTATCGTGAGGAATATAAGTCACAGGTAGCTATTGATACCCAAAAGAAAAAAGACTTATCTAAACAACTGCAAAGTGCAAAAGATGTCTATTATCAATCTCAGGGTGATGCAACTTCATTTTCTTTGTATGATGGATATCAGTCTTCTTTAAAAAGAATTGACGATGAAATATCTAAAAACTATCCAGATGAAGCTACCGTTTCACGAACTGTTTCTGGTCAAGAAGATTTTGAGAAATATAAAGTTAAGAGAGACCAGCTTCTTGTAGACAGAAATAAATTAAACGAATTATCAAAGGAAACCTTAAAGTATATAAACCCTAAAATTGAATCTGACATAGACTCAGATTTAAAAAAGAATGGTTTAGATAAATTCACCAGAGTAAATTCTTCTGGAGTTAAAGTTCCTGATGAATACAAAATAGATGATTACGCCAAAACATATGCAGAGCAATCTGGCATATCAAACGATGGTACATTTAAAAAACTCGTTTATGATAAATTAAAATCATCTGTTTCATCTAATATAATTAAACCCGAAATTGAAAAGGAGTTTAATAAACTATATAAAAACAAAACTGGTTTAACTTTAGATGAATCTATTCAAAAAGATGCTTTAAATAATTTCATTGAAGGTAAAAATATTCAATCTAATTTAATTCTTCAAGTCGAATCATTAAATAAAGAAATAAAAACAAAGCTTGATGAATCAGCCAAGTCCTTATCGAGTGAGTATAAACCAATACTTGATTCTATTAATACCGATTATAAAATTCAAACAGATGAAATAAAGTCTAAAATTCAACAACTAAATGAATCTTACAAAGCAGGACTTATTTCAAGGCAAGATTACGAATTAGCATTTACTAATACTAAAGCTGAGTTTGATTTAGCAGATGAGCGGTATAGACAATTATTTGACGCTGAATCAAAAAAGTATCTTAATAACCAGAATGAGTTATTTTCTAAATATAATAAAAGATTTAATAGACAGGTTTCTGAATTTAAAAGTATAGCAGATCAACAACTATCTGATGCATCAAGTAAATACGGAAAGGATTATAAAATGTCTCCTGAACTTAAGAGTCAACTTGAATCTATTTATGGTGAAGCCACTAAAAACTTTTTATCAAAAGAAGAAGCTGTTAAATATGAATTAGATAGGTCTTCTTTAATAAATAATATCGGTGGGCAGTTTGCTAAAAATCTGTTTATTGGGTTAGGTGGTGGTATTAAAAGTATATCATCATTGTATGACTTTGATGCTGGATATGTTTTGGGTGACTATATGGAAAACTCATTCACCTCCTCAAGTCCAGAAATAAAGTCTGGATGGGATTTACTTGACCCTATTAAGCTTCAATCTTCTACAGGTAAAATGATTGGCGGCATGGCCCCGATATTGGCTTCTTCAGCTTTAACTGCTGCTGTAACCAAGAATGCACCGACTGCTATAAGACTATTAACGACAGGACTTGCCAACTACTTAGTAGAAACTGCTCAGATTGGTGGTGGAGTTAAGGATCAAGTTTTCCAAAAAACTGGTAATATTGCAGATGCCAACAAGGCTGCTAAAAAGGTTATGGATGCAAACTTGTATTTATTACCATTATACGCTTTAGATGGTTTACCATTTCTTGGTAATGTTACATTAGGTATTAAAAATACTTTTGCAAGAGCTGGAGCTAAAGCACTTATAGAAACAGCAACAGAGTTGCCTCAAGAATATTTTCAAGGTGTATTTGAAGAGTTAGCAGTTGCTGATAGACCTATATCTCAGACATTTGAAGAGATGAGTCTTGAGAGATTTGAGAACACAGCATTAAATGTTATTCCTACATCAGTTTTATTAGGAGGTGGAGGCACAGCTATACAAGGAGTACGAGAAAGTATCTCTAAGTTTCAAGGTCGTTCACTTGCTGCAAAAGTTGATTTGGCTGACCTTACAGAAACTACTAAAAAACAATTTATATATGACACGGTGTTAAGAAGGGGCGATGTTTTCTCAAAGGCATATGTTTCTTCGTTATTTAACTCTGGCAATATAAATGAACAAGAGATGGAGTCGTTTAGTAAAATGATTGAAGACTCTGCTAATATAATGGCAGAATCTAAAAAAATTGGATTAAATAAAGCTCAATCAAAAGTTTATGCTGCATTAAGATTTGATTACCTACAGTCTAAAAATGAATTTGATTCAGAACAAGATGAGGTTTCAAAAAAGGTGTATAAAGCTAAAATGGACTCAGCAGAAAAGTCTCTAAATACCTATCTTTCTGGAGGTAAACCAGATGCGGTTCTTTTAACACTAGCAAACAATGAACAATACATATATAGCTTTGAAACACTAAATTCAATTATTAACGAAGGTGGTGAGATTTTAAATCAAATTGTAAATGGAGAAGTTTCTATAGGCTTACTTTCTGATAAAACAAATCCAAAAGCAAAAGCATTATCTGATAAATTAATTCAACTAAAACAAGATGCCGTTCAAGAGAAAACAGTTCAACCAACACAAGAAGATGCAATAATTACACCAGAAGGGTTTACAAATAGAGTATTTGAAAGTAATATGCAGTTGGGTGAAGCTCCTATTGATTCACACATTTCAGAAGAAGGATATAACTATCGTGTCTTATCTCAAAAGGAGATAAATGCTATTTCAGAAAGCGGTGGTGTTTTTGCAAGAGAAGGTAAACAGAAAGGCGGTAATAAGAACACGAAATACTGGACCAAGGGTAATAATAAAAATTGGTATGGCGATCAAGATAATTTAGAAACTATAAGAGTTAAGCAAGATAGTTTTAAAGAAAACGAAGTTGTAAGAGCTGAAAATGTAGAAGTTTATAACAAAGAAACAAAAAAATTTGAACCCTTAATTAAACAAAAATTTTCTACCACTGGGAATGTAATATCACAGCAAGCTAAACCCAAACCAAAAGTTGAAGGCGTTACCGAAGAAGGTTTCCAAGAAGAAGTAACACCAGAACAATATGTTCAGGACCTTCAAGACACTAAGCAATCTAATCCAGAAGAGTATTGGTCCGTTGATGATGTGTCTGTTGATGATGCAAAGAAGGGAACAATAATAAAAGAAGATGGTGGGTATGGTTTAGTATCAAAGGCTGGAGACATTAAAGGTGTGTTCAAAGGACTAGGAACAAAAGCTAAAAATGTAGCAGACAAGATTCTTCAAAAGGCAGTAAGTTTAGGTGGTACTAAGTTAGATAACTTTGATACATACCTTACAAAGATATACGAAAGAAATGGGTTTAAGGTTGTTTCGAGGATACCATTTAATGAAGAGTTTGCTCCTCCTGGATGGAATAAAGAAAAGCATGGTACTCCAGATGTGGTTGCTATGGTTTACGATCCAGACAACAAGTTAAATATCAAGGAGAAGTCTTTTACAGACTATGATAAGGCTATAGCGTATCGTGACAGGTATGCAAAGAAGGTTAAGGAAAATTATCCAGTTAAAGAAGCACCAAAAGAACTTGATGCTGAAGTAGAAAAACTATATGCCTTACTTGGTACGCCAAGTGGAGAACCTAGGTTTAGATTATCAGAAGAAACAGAAGAAGATCTTACAGGAGACATAGAAGCTATTGAGCAAGAGATGAATAATATGGATGAGGTTGAACTTAACTTCACTGAGCCACAGGTTTCACAAAAAGGACTTAAGGTAGATCCAGTATCTGAATCAAACTCATTAGTTAAAATTGCTAAGAAAATAAGTAATGCTTTATTAAAACCTATACAATTCTTTAATGGTATACCTATGATAACAGGTATGTCAGATATGTTATCTGCTGGAAAGATAAAAGATTCTTCTGGTAAAACAATGGATGTTGAAGGTGGTTTATTATTTAATGTACTAGGTAAAAATAAAAATGCTGCTTGGGCTGGAGTAACTAAAGAGGGGGCTCAAGCACAATACGATAACGCTGTAAAACTATATAATTCAAACAAGGAATTATTTGATAGGCTTTGGTCTGAGGGTAAATTACCAGATGGTCATATACCAATGGCTATCATGAGAATGGCTGATACAGCAGTTAATTCTAATGAAGCAATATTTAGATGGGTTTTACCAACAATAGAAAGTCTTCCTAAACAAAATAAAATAAATGCTATGCAAGCTTTTATTGGATCTGTACAGGAAAAATTAAATACAAAGAGCAAAGCAGATATTGCATCAGCAACAAATATATTAAATTTTATTAAAGACAAAAACATAACATCTCTTGACCAGTTTTTCAAGGAAGTAATTTTAGATTCCAAAAAAAGATCTAAGGGTATTCCTGGATCTCAATTAAAGCTTGACAATAGGTCATTAATATATGATTTAATTTTTGCTCCTAAAGGTATTAAGACTGCTAGTAAACCAACTGTTAAGGCATTGTTAAGTGGCACAGATAACTCTAAAAATAAAATATTTACGTCTGATGTAATTTATAGTTCTATAGGTGAACCATCAATGTTAAAAAGCAAGCAGGGAGAAGTTGTCAGTGTGGTTGGTATAGATGTTAAAAATGGTGGGGTAATAGCTGTAGATCACGGAAATTATGGTTTTGGACCTAAAGGTAAAACAATCGCACTGATTGAAAATCCAACTCACGGTATAAATGTATTTCCTGAATGGAAGGCTAAGTCATCTAGAGTATTTAAAAAAGATAAAGCAGGTAAAGTTCCATCTTCAGAAAGTGTAGCAACACAAACTGGTGGTGCATTTTTTACAGATAAAGCAATGAGGGGAGCAAAGGTTTTTGCAGATGTTATATCTGACATAAATCTTTTGATTGGTAAAATAAGGTTTGCTTTTCCAAGTGTTAGTGTTTCAATAACTCAAGAAGAATTTAATAATATAATCAATAGTCCAGATGTAAGAACTCAGGTATCGGATGGCAAAATAATACTTGGTCTAACAAAAGATGGTAAGATATCTTTAAATCCTGAGATGTCGTCTCTACAAACACCAATACATGAGTTTGGACACATATGGATTGATTTCTTACGCTCAAAAGAATCTGGTAAAAAGGGAACAGATTTTTTAAATAAGGGATTAGATTTAGTTAGAAACACAAAAGAGCATAAGAAAGCAATTGAAAAATATGGCGATACCGATATAGCATTAGAAGAAGCATTGGTTGAATTGATGGCTAACAAAGGAGCAACAATTATTTCAGCAGCACAAAGATCAAAATTCAAGTCTTGGATGAATGGTGTTTTTAAATATATACAGGATAAGTTTACTACATTTAAAGATTTAGATGCAAGTAAGATATCTAAAATTAAATTAGATGACTTTATTAATACAGGATTAGCTGATTTGTTTTCAGGTAAAGAAGTATCTGCTAAATTTGCTCCAGAACTTTCAGAGTCTGCATTTAAGGCTAGGATGTCTGCTATTACAAATATAAATGAAATAGTAAAAATAGGATTAGATAATGGAATATCTAAAGATGCGATAACAAAAGTACTTAGAGATAAGAAATTTACTGAAAAAGAAATATCTGGTGCTATTGATAAAGCAGTTAGTAAGCCAGTTAAACTAAATGAATCAAACTTAGAAAGTGCAATTGAATTACTAGATGACATTGAAGATAACAAAAGAAAAGCTGAACGTGCTAGCAGTAAAAGAAAAACTGAGCTAGACGAGAAAATAACTGAAGCTCAAACTGAGTTAGATAAAATATCTGAAGAAGCTCAAATAGTTAAGGCAATAAATGATAACTTTGACAAAATTAAAAAAGACTTAAAAGAACAAGGACTACTAAACGTAAAATGTTAACCCATGAAACAAAGAATACTATCTAGTAAAATAGAACAGAAACTAAATGATCTTATAGGTCAAGAACTTTATGCTATGTATGCATATAAGGCTATGGCTAACTGGTGTCAAGATGAGGGGTTCTTAATGGCTCACCCATTCTTTATTGATGAGAGCTCAGATGAGAAGTCACACGCAGAGGTATTAGAGCAGTACTTGCTTGATATGGGATGTGTACCTAGCTTAGAAAAAATAGATAAGCCTGAGAGCTCATTTAAGACTCTGTATGACGTTATCTATGAGGCGTATGATATGGAAGTTGCTTTAGGAGAGAAGTACGCTGAGATGGCTTTAGAATGCGTCAAAGAGGATGCATTAACTTTAACTAAGATACAAGAGTTTATTAAGATACAAACTGAATCTATCGGATTTTTTGGCGATATTTGTTCAGCAGCAAAGGGCTTATCTGATAGTAAGTTTGAGCAGTTAATGTTAGAGAAGATTTTAGTTAAAGGATAATAAATAATTATGAGTAGTTGTAAGTTTACACTAAAGAATGATCAGGGTGACATTGTATTAGATAATATTTCTGAGCAAGAGTTTAAGAAATATATCGCTATGAATCCCACCAAGAGTAGTATTCTAATGGCTTCTCTTAATATACCTGTGCCTGTTCCTAGTGCTACAACGGTTAGTGCTACAGCTACTCCATCGTCTATTCCTGGTAAGACAGTAGAACAGATGTTTAGAGAAACAGCTCAAGCACCTTTTAGGAACGCAATGAAGATACAGAAGACTGTTAAGAGTTGGATATCTAAGGCTATGGCTGGTCTATTTGAGTCTCAAAGGGATGTTATAAAGAAAATGTTAAAGGAGCTTAAGTATCCTGGTCAAGTAGCTGTAGCCTCACTTCAAAATAGAAAGGGTTATACTGGAGTATCGTCTTTGTTTATAAGAAAATTTAATAAAGAAATCTTTGATGACTTAAAGATAAATCCAAATCTTACAATAGCAGGAATGAAACATTCTGAGCGTACATTGTTTGATATGTTTTTGGATTTGAGTCGTGTTATAAATATTGATGAAAGATTGGGTGTTAAGTTTTATAATTTTACTCAGTTAAGATATAAGTTAAAAAATGACAAGTCACTAACTAATGCTCAAAAAGTACAAATAAGAAGTGAGATAGAAGACCTTAAAACATATTTAAGTGATAGAGGTGCTATTGAATTTATTAATGGGGAATACGTTCAAAAACAATATGTTCACTCAAGAGATTTAACTTCTGAAACTGCTCAAGAACAATTAGATTTAATAAAGAGTACTTATCCAGAAGTGTTTAAAAAGCTAGAGGACAAATCAAAACTTTATTACAACACCTATAAAACTCTTTTAACTGAGCAGTATAATAATGGTATGTTAAGCAAAGATATTTATGATGAATTGCTTTCATATAATTATATACCAAGTAAATATATTCACTATATAATAGAATCTGAGTTAGCTGAGTCTGCTTCACCAAGCGGTTCTAAATTAAAGAACACAATAAAAACATTGACTGGCGGTAGCGATCAAGATGTGTTAACTAACTTCCAGCAGATATTGGAGCTCGCAGCTGGTAGTACATATAGACAAATATTTGAGAATAGATCTGCAAACTCTTTAGCTAAGGCTATTGAGAAGAACATAAATGCATCCCAAGCACAAGGCGGTGTTAGTCCTGAGTTTGAAATGTATATAGATAAACCAATAGGAGTTGATGGTGATAATAATCCCAAGTATGGTAAAATAAAAGCAGGTGAAGATGTAATATACTTTTATAGAGAAAATGGCATAAGGGAAAGAATAGTAGCTCCAAAGGATTTTGTTGATGTGTACTATGAAAGAAATAAGTTATTGAATGAAGCAGGAATAAAAGCGGTAAATTTTATACAGTGGATAACATTTGTAAATATATTTAAGGCGTTAACTACAAAAAACAATCCTGCTTTTGGTATATACCAAATATTAATGGATGCTCCACAGGCTATTATAGCTACCGAAGCTTATCCAGACTTCTTTTTAGGAAGTATTATGTTAGCAAGTGATTATGCTTCTGTATCTAAAGATATTGTGGATTTTATTAAGTCAGATAAGTTAAGTCCATTATTTAGAGAAGCTATTGAGGCAGGTATATTCTCTGATTTTATATCTACTGAAACCGATGTAAATAAACTTACGCCTATTACTAATATTGAAGGAAAAACAAATGTTGGTACTGCTATTAAATTATTAAAGTATAAAGGCGGTAGGGCGATAAATAATACATTAGATGGTATAGCAAAAATGAATGAGGGTATAGAATACGCTACAAGACTTGCTGTATTTAAAAGAATGAAGGAGAACTTAACAAGTAAGTACTTAAAAGAAAACAAAGGTACTCCATTAACTGCTGAACAAAAATTTGATATTAATCAATTAGCTGCATTAGAGGCAAGAAAGGTAGTAGATTTTTCAAGATCTGGAACATGGGTACAACCACTAAATAAAATATTAGCGTACCTGAATGCTGGTATGAGAGCATTTTATGCTGTTGGTCAATCATTAAAAAACAACCCTACAAAGGCCGCATTCTTACTTGCAGAAATAGGCATTGCGTCAACTACATTACTAGCCTACTCTCTTGGAGACTTTGGAGGGGATGATGAAGAAAAGAAGAAAAGATTAAATAAGTATCTATCTCTTCCAGAATATCAAAGAACAAACTACTTTAATATATACAATCCGTTTAGTAAGGAAGGTTCTGATTATGAGTGGATTAGAATATATAAACCACAACCATTTAGGGGGTATGTTAACTTACTTGAACAAGGATATTTAAAGTTTATGAAAAATCAAGACATTGATGGAGATAAAATTATTGAAGCATTTAAAGCTGATTTGCCTATTGATCCTACATCATTTGCTTTCTTTACAAGAAACCCAATGTTTAATGGAATAATCAAATACGCCTTAAATAAAGATGCTTACAGAAAAACCGAAGTTGTAAAAAATGAAGAAAAGATAGAAGACTGGGCTGAATACGATAAGAAGACACCAGAAATGTATAAAAAGCTTGGTGAATACTCAAGGGATATATTCGGTGGAGAAGGTTTATCCCCAAAAAGATCAGAAGCATTTGTTGGTTCATTGATAGGAGACCCAGGTAAGAACACAACTACGGCTTTGCTAGATAAGTCTGGTCGTGTGTTATATCATAGTGTTATGCGAGATAAGGAAGGATTGAAAAGTGAATTACCAGCACCTGGAGAAGAGATTGATTGGCTATTTAAATTGTCTGGATTAAAGGGTAGAGTATTTACTAAGACTCCTGACATTGATTTTGAAGCACTAGAGAAATATAAGGACCTAGAGAAGAAAGAGTTTACTAAGAACCAAGTTATAAGAAACGAAGTAGAAGAGATATATAAAATATCAAAAGATCCTAAAGAAGCTAGGGAGTTAATAGTAAAGTACTTAGATGATAAGATAGTCAATGTACAGATTGATTTTGACGATAAGAAACGTATATTAAATATACAAGATAAAAAAGAGTTTATAAAGAATAAGCCTAGATATTACGGTACATTACTATACATGAAAAGTAATGATGTTAAAACATTAATTTTAGATGACGAGACTCAAAATTTAAATGAAGAGGATTATCAAAATATAAGTCGTGATCTATATACTAATAAGATAATTAGTGATGAAGTAATTAAAATGGTTAGAAAAAAAAGAAATGCAAGAAAGTAAAAGAAATAAACTAGCTGGGAAGCACCCATCTTATGATAGTTTGAATATGTCAGAGGATAGACGTAAGAAGAAGATAGCTTACGACAAGGCTTATCATGCAACTACTGAGAGAAAGAAGTATAGGGCTGAGCTGAATAAGGCTAATAAGACTAAAGGGCGTGTAGGAGACAATCTTGATATGAGTCACAAAAAGAATGGTAAGCTCGTCTTAGAAGCATCTAAAAGTAATAAGGGTCGTAACGGTCAGAACGGTAAGAGTACTAAAAAATAATACTATGGATGCATACTTAAAAACAATACTAGATAAAATAAAGGTAAGGAGTTGGAAGACTACACTGATAGGATGGATGCTATTGCTATCTGGCTTAGCCTCAGTGTTGTTAAAGATGACTAACTGGATTGACACTACCCCATTACTTATTATAGGCATAGGCTTTATCCTTGCAGAAGACTCTAAGAGCGATAAAAAGTAAAAGCTATATTTGGTATCTTTGTCTAAATAAATTGACAAGAATCAGCTATGGCAACATTTGCATCAACACAAGACTTTACGGTATCTCAAAGTGCTGACTGTACGACACTTACATTTACAGATATTTCTAATTATACCTCTAACGATGAGGGCTGGGTTATTGGTGACTTCACCGATAGAAAGTTTCTAGTATATGACAGCGATGGTGTCCTAGTGGATACGATAATCCTAGGGTCATTACTTGTTACTACCTATACTCTAGCAGTAGACGAGATGTTAAGTGTTACACTATCTTGTACTCCTCCAACTGGACCAGCCTTACTTAAAACACACAGCGTATTATCTACTTGTTTCTTACAGCTTTGTTATGCAGAATTAGTTGCTAACACAGAGTGTGGATGCGGTGGTTCATGTGGATGTAGCTCTAGTGGATGTGAGAACACAGACAGCGATAAGGTTAAGTTACTACAATACATTAAAGCAGCCGATATTTTTGCAGAGTACAGTAACCCTGTATTAGCTCAAAAACAATTAGATGCAGGACAATTAATATGTGAAGCTAATAACAACAACGCTTAATGCCAAGTATAGGACAGGTAGAGATAAACGTAGCAAATGCTAATAAATACTTTGCTAACCAGATGAATAGTCTAGTAAACAAAATGATGGCTATGGAGACTCCTGATCCTGACTTTGTTTGCAGGGTTAACGACCTATACTTTACGATAGAAGCTAATGAATTTATGTTAGACAATAACGTAGACATTATGAGTAACAGTACCTTCTTAAGCGTTTACAATAAGCTAATGAGTATATTGGGTATTTATGCAAGTAATTTAACAGAAGATATTTCACTAATAACACCAGAATATAATGCCTAACACTTCAGATTTACTTTCTAAGGTTCAGCAAGCAAACCTATACTTCGCTAATTTAATGAATGAGTATGTTAACTCGTTTGTGTTCTCGATGGAAAGGGATGAAAAGATAAATGCTAAGGTCAATGATTTATATGAGCTCTTAGAGGCTATGGACTTTCAGCTAGCTAAGGACTTATATTACGATAATGAAAACACTAAGCTAATATATCAGAAGATAGATTGCATAACTCCTATATATAATACTTATATTACGATAGATGTAACACTTATTAAGCCGTTTATAAGTAACACGATCCAATCTCAAGCTGTATGGGGAGCTATAACTGGTAATATAAATAATCAACAGGACCTGATTGGTTTATTCTCTCTTAAGCAAAACAATATAACTTTAACTACTACTGGATCAAGCGGTGCAGCTACATTAATAGGGGCTACGTTAAATATACCGCAGTACACAGATGCATACGTAGGTACAGTAACTAGTGTAGGTTTAACTTCAGCTACCAGTGGTGTAACTATTGGAAACTCACCTATTACATCAAGTGGTAATATTACGTTAGCTATTGCATCTGCAAGTGGTACACAGAATGGTTTATTAAGTTCTACAGATTGGACAACTTTTAATGCTAAACAGGGTGCTATTACACTTACAACTACTGGCAGTTCTGGGGCATCAACTCTAATTGGAAATACGTTAAACGTACCTAACTACAGTGGTGCACTAGGTGGCTATGTTACCTTAGATACTACTCAAACCATTACAGGAGCTAAAACATTTAGTGCTACAATAACTAGCAACAGAATAAATGCAACTGGAACAGGAGATGGAGCAGCAGTAATTGGTGCGTTTGCTTTTGATAATTCAGTAGCTGGTTCATTTAGAAACGATACTACGTTAGCTGAAAACTCTCCTACTTTATTTGTTCAGCAGAGTGGAGATGGTAGAATTGCATTATTCCAAAGCGATACTGCTAATGTTATAATAGAGTCTGATGGAGATATAGATGGTGTAAAAGATTTAACTTTAACTAGTACTATTAAAAAGAGTACGATAAGCACCACATATACTTATAATTTACCTGATGCCAACGGAACGATAGCGTTAGTTGGTGGAGCTGGTGTTGGTACAGTAACTTCGGTTGCAGCCTTAACATTAGGTACAACAGGAACAGACCTTAGCTCAACAGTAGCTAACAGTACAACTACTCCAGTAATAACTTTAAACGTACCTACTGCAAGTGCAGCTAATAGGGGTGTGGTAAGTGCTACTGATTGGACTACTTTCAATAGTAAGCAAGATGCCTTAAACGGAACAGGATTTGTAAAGATTAGTGGCACTACAATATCATACGATAACTCAACATACCTAACTACTATTGAAGGTATCGTTGCTTCAGGAGAGCTAAGTGGCACATACGCATCACCTACTCTAGTAAACAGTGCAGTCATAGGAAAGGTTCTTACAGGACTTAATATTACAGGTGGAACGGTTGCTTCAACAGACTCTATCTTACAGGCATTTGGAAAGGTTCAAAATCAAATCAATGGCTTGATAGGTGGAAGTATCTTTCAAGGAACATGGAATGCTAGTACAAACACTCCTGCATTAGCTAGTGGCGTAGGTACTAATGGTCACTACTATATAGTTAGTGTCGATGGCTCAACAAACCTAGATGGTATTACAGACTGGAAGATAGGTGACTGGGCTATATTTGCTGGTACAACGTGGGAGAAGGTAGACAACACTGATGCAGTAGCTTCCGTAAATGGATACACTGGTACAGTAAGTTTAGTTACAGGAGACGTATTAGAGGGAGCAGGTACATTACCTAGCAGACCTTCACAATTATATTTTACTGATGCAAGGGCTAGGGCAGCTATAAGTTTAACGACTACTGGTAGCTCTGGTGTTTCAACATACGATAACATAACAGGAGTACTAAATGTTCCTGACTATGGAAGTGCATTAACTGCATACGTGCCATATAGCGGTGCTACAAGCAACGTAAATTTGGGGGCGTTCAATATTACTGCATCTTCTTTAATTAAAGCAGGCGGTACAGTATCACAATTCCTAAAGGCAGATGGCAGCGTAGATAATAATAATTATTTAACTGCAAACGATTTACCATCAACTTTGAGCCTATATGCTACAAATGTACCAGCAGATGTAACCGATTATTTCAAGTTGGTAACTACTATTGATGACCCCGACTATAATACGATTGCAGTCGATGTACCAACTGGTGCGATTACCACAACTAATCAATTAATAGCGTCTTTAGTATCCCCTGTAAATCTAATAAATGGTAATCCTGGAGTTTTCAATGTAACCACAACAGGAAATATTACAAGATTATCGGGTAGCGGAGAAGCGGAGTTTTTCTTTAGGATTTATAAAAGAGATTCAGGCGGTGTTGAAACTTTAGTCGGCACATCGAGTAACACAATACCAGTCATAAATTCGGGATATTCGGAGTTCTTTGCAACCGCTATATGGAACGATGGTATTTTTGATGTAACCGATTCAATAGTATTAAAGTATTACGCAAATAGACTTTCGGGTGGTTCTAATCCGACCTACCAATTCCAATTCGGTGGTGACCAACCTGTAAGAACAATAGTACCTATTCCGACCGCTGTAATTCCAAACATATTTTTAGAGGAATTGGCAGATGTTGAGGATGGTGTTGCATCAAATAACGATGGTATATTCTTTGACAGTTCGGTCAGTCTATGGAAATACAAAAGTGTTTCTGAGGTTTTAGGATATACACCAGCAAACGATGCGAGAACAATCACAATAAACGGGACTACTCAAGATTTATCTGCTAATCGCACATATAGCGTTGGAACGGTTACAAGCGTTTCTGCCCTTACTTTAGGTACAAGTGGCACTGACTTATCAAGTACTGTTGCAAACTCGAACACAACGCCTGTAATTACGTTAAACGTACCTGATGCAAGTGCAAGTAATAGAGGGGTAATAACTACGGGAACACAAACGATTGCAGGGTCTAAAACTTTTAGTGTTGATGCAGTTGTTAATGGTGTTAATATTGGTAGAGGAGGTGGTAATATATTTGGTAATACAAGAATTGGAGCAGGCGCTTTAAATGCTAATACAACAGGAACTAGCAATACTGCCACTGGAATAAATGCTTTAAATGCAAATACAACAGGAAATAATAATACTGCAAATGGAACTAATTCACTTGTAAATAACACAACAGGAAGCCAAAACTCTGCTTATGGGTATTTATCACTATCAAGTAATACAACATCAAATGCAAACACTGCAAATGGAGTTAGTGCGCTTACTAATACAACAGGGAGTAACAATAGTGCTTTAGGAGGCGGAGCTGGTTCTACAAATACAACTGGTATAAACAATACATTTTTAGGGTATAATTCACAAGGCGAATCCGCTACCGAAAACAATAGAACGTGGATAGGTAATACCGATACTACATCTACATGGCTAGGTGGTAACTTGCTTTTAGGTTCACGTACAAATGCTACAAGTGATAAACTACAAATTACAGGTGGCGCAAAGATTACAGGGATAATCACTTTGGGAACGGGTGCAGATTCATACGTTTACGATTCAGGTGGTAGTTTGATATTACAAACGGGAGCGTCTCCGAGATTAACGATTGATACAAGTGGAAATTCTACGTTTAGTGGAACTTTAATTGCTCAATCAAATATTGATTTAACAGGAGATTTAAGATATAAATCAAATGTAGGATATGGTTTAAAATCAGAAAACGGAACTAGATTATTTGAAGTATATAATACAGGAATAAGTTTTGTTACGCCATTAAGTGGTACAAGTGCTACGTTTAGTGGTAGTGTAGGTATAGGAACAGCAACACCAGAGAGCGGTTGGAAATTTGATGTTGCTGGTATAGTTACAATGGGTAGTACGGCTGGTAATGGAAGGCTTTATATTTCTACTGACGGAACCACAAACGGTAACACTTATATTCAAGCGAGAAACTTAACAGTTGGCACTCCTTTACATTTCTTTTCTTCGGTTAATTATTTTCAATCTAACGTACTAATAGGCACTACAACAGATGCAGGTTACAAGCTAGATGTTAATGGGACTGGGAGGTTTGCGGGAAGCGTTGATATTACAGGCACTGGCGATGTATTAACTTTAAGAAAAGCAAGCAATGTCCCAGGAATTGCTTTTATAGGCACAGGCTCAAATAAGTCTTTAATTGAGGGTGGCGATTCTTTAAATTTTTATACAGGAGGTGCATCACGTTTTACCATAGCCTCCACAGGAGCAGCTACCTTTACAAATTTAGCAGGTTCAGGAAGTAGAGCTGTATTAGCAGATGCAAATGGTTTATTATCAGCACCAGTTTCCGATATATCTGTAAAACAAAATATTAAATCAATTGGTTATGGCTTAAATGAAATTGTTAAAATGAATCCTGTTTGGTTTGACTTTGTTGATGATTACAAAAATTTTGGCGAGGGCAGACAAAACGGAAATATTGCACAAGAAATGCAAAAAATAATACCAGAAGCAGTATTTACAACTCCTTCGACTGGTAAAATGGGTATTAATTATGAGCAACTTCATGCAGTGTATATTAAAGCAATACAAGAATTAAATAATAGAATCATCAAATTAGAAAACAAATAATTATGAAACTTACAATTAACCTTACAACTCACAACGGAAATTTAATCGGAATATATAACAACAAATAATCATGAAAACAATATGGTAGAAAAATACAAAAAAAAACCAGTAGTAATTGAAGCAGAGCAATTTGTAATATGGGATACAAATAAAGTACCTCCATTTATTACCATATTTGGAGTAATATTCCCAGTTAATAAAGATTGTACAATAGTTGTACCAACACTTGAAGGTCAGCATATAGCATCTAATTTAGATTGGATAATCAAAGGAATTAAAGGAGAGCTTTATCCTTGTAAACCAGACATTTTTGAATTAACTTATGAAATTATATAAACACAAATAAAATGAAAACAATACAATCAATCCCTACATGGGTAAAAGGTCAAGCAGTAACGGCTACCATTTTTAATTTACGACCTATTGGTGGCGAGTTATTCCAAAGTGCTAGTTTAGATAGTGATTTAGTAATGGTCGCAGAAGGCAATTTAACGATGTCAGGCGAAGCTTATAACGAGTGGGTTAATGATGATGAGTACGCGTATAACTGGGGAGCAGAGAAGCTTAATTTAGTTATTACAGGGGATTACGTAGCTCCAGTTGTAAAGGAATCCTTGACAGTTGAAAATTAGAGTATTAGATACCGAGTTAAAAGTCGGGAATATTTCACGAAAAATTAATTCGGTCAATATACTTTCTTTTAGATATGACTTGTTTTGTGAGGGTGTTAATATCATTTGTCAAATATGCGACGCTAATAATTGTATTTGTTTTGAGGAATGTATATTTATAAAAAAAGAAACGCTTGATAAGTGGGGCGAAGATGACAACTTTATAGTTAATGAGTTGTTAATTAGATTAGGATTAAAGAAATACACAACTGAAGAGCAGGGAAATAAAAATATTAAAAAATGAGTAATTTAATAGCGATTAATTTTAGCGAATATTCACAGCCTAAGTTCACTGAAAAGAAGAATCAAGACTGGGTATCTTATGGCGAAGATAATAAGTTCCCTTTGCATTTGCTTTCATTGCTTAATACATCGGCAAAGCATAACGCTATTGTAAACGGTAAAGCTAATTACATCGCGGGTGGTGGCATTGTATTTGATGACGAAGCAAATCAATATTTAGTTGAAAAGCCTATAAATAGGTCAAAAGAAAACATAAACGATATCTTAGATAAGATTACTTTAGATATTGAAACCTTTGGGGGTTGCTATCTTGAAATAATCTACAATCATTTTGGTGATGCTGTTTCTTTATACCATATCGACTATGCAAAAGTTAGGTCTAATCCCGATAATACTTATTTTTATATTTCAAACGAGTGGGATGTTAAGGCAAAACCGACTGATATTGAATCCATATCAGCATTTAATCCAGATAATAAAGTAGGTAAGCAATTAATTTATTTAAAAGAATACAGACCGGGCGTTAATACTTACACCCTGCCAACTTATCAGGGTGCTTTAAATTACATCGAATTAGATGTCGCTGTTTCTGAATTTCATTTAAACGCTATTCATAACGGAATGATGCCTTCAAAGATGCTATCTTTTAATAATGGTATTCCAACTGAAGAGGAGCAACGTAAAATAGAGCGTCAAGTTAAAGACAAGTTTAGCGGTGAAAAGAACGCAGGTAAATTTATAATCAATTTTAATAACGACCCTGCAAAAGCACCAACAGTAATTGACTTATCCGCGTCTGATTTGGATAAACAGTTTGATATGCTAAATAAGACTATACAGCAAGAGATATTTAGCGGTCATAGGATTACTTCGGCTTCATTGTTTGGTATCTCTCAAGAAGGCGCATTAGGTGCAAGGAATGAAATGCGTACAGCTTATGAGATATTCCAAAATACTTATGTAACTGGCAAACAACAATTTATTGAGAGATGGCTAGGTTATATTTTACCATTATTTGGAATCACAGCTGAATTTCATATTAAGCATACAGAGCCTTTAGGGTTTGAGTTTAGCGAAGCGATTATTTCGGCTAACATGACACAGGATGAAATACGCGAAAAGCTAGGTTTAGCACCATTGAAACCAATTACAGTTCCTGAAGCTACAAATCAAGCCTTTTCACATCAAGACGACGACTTCGCGGTGAGTGTATTCGCTGACTTTGGCGATTCTCGAAGCGAGTACGATGTTATAAAATCAAGACGTGTTCAATTTGATGACAATTTCGAACCGATACCACATCAAGAATTCGCGGACATTGATATTATAATCACGAATGTTCAAAGTGGGATATTAGATTTATTGCAAAAGAATCCTTTGACTACGGTGGACGATATGGCAACCGCTTTGAAAGTAGATAAGCAGGTAATTGTCGGGTCTTTGTCTACTTTAGAAAATAACAAACTAATAAATGTAAAACCTTTTAATGATAATGGAAGCGAAGTTATATCTCGCGAGATTACAGACGAAGGTAAAAAACAAAAGTCAGCACGTAAACCAATAGCGGATATTCAAATCAGATATTCATACGAGGTAACTCCCGGACTTGGCGCACCGATTATTCCAACTACTAGGAGGTTTTGCGAAAATTTAATTAATTTAGACAAGATTTATTCACGTGCCGAAATACAAGCAATAAGTCAAAGGTTAGGATATTCAGTTTGGCAAAGACGCGGAGGTTTTTACACTAATCCGAGAACACAAGTCACAACACCATATTGTCGTCATAGATGGGTCGAACAAGTTGTAATTAAAAGAAGATAATGAGCGCTAACATTTTATTTATCAGCGAAACAACGCTAAAAGATAGGTCACTATTGCAGGATAATGTAGACCCTAAACTTATAAGACCAACTATTAAGCAATCTCAGGATATGTATATCGAGCCAATCTTAGGTACTGGTTTATATCAAGAATTGCAAACTCAAATAGAAGATAATAGCTTGACTGTTTTAAATAAAAAGCTTCTTGACTTATACGTCACCGATTGTATTTGCTGGTATGTCGCAAGTGAAATGGTAATGTCATTAGGTTTCAAGATGACTAATAAAAACGTGCTAAGAAAGCAAAGCGAAAATTCAAACGAAGGGTCTTTATCTGAATTATTCGACTTAATGAATTATTACAAAAACAAAGCTGAATGGTACGCGCAAAGAATCACGAATTATCTTTGTGAGAATATAATCGATTATCCTTTGTATAACAATCCCGGAAGCGGTTCTGATATCATACACCCGAACGGGTCAAGTTATAGCACAGGAATGTTTCTTGGTGGCTCAGAAAGACATTACAAAGATTATTCAGAAATGTATCAAAGTCAAAACGGCGCATTAGGTAAAGATTATAGAGATTAATGGCAAAGGATTATTCAAACAAAAACGTAGTTAAGCTAAAGACTTACCTAAATACTGTAAAAAATGACAATCAAGGAAGTAAAAAGTCTATTAAATAATTTAGCAACCGACCACAAGCAAATCAATGACTTTGGTTGGGGCGATGTTTGGGAATTAGGCGAAAGTAAATCAATTACTTACCCTCTCATGTATTGCACAATCGAAAGTTCAAACGTAAGCGGGTCAATATTTAATCTTTCTTTGTCTATTATCTTTGCTGACTTAGTATTTGCAGACGAAAAGAATGAGGACGATGTTATAAGTGACCAGATGCTAGTTTGTCAAGATATAATCGCACAACTTAGAAGCGATACATTTGAATTTACGCTAGGTAATTCGGTTAATATTAACTTCTTTACAGAACGATTATCAGACCTTGTGGCGGGTGTTCAGGCTTCAATCTCACTTGCTATACCATACGTTGCTGATAGATGCGCAGTTCCTTCCGATTACCCTTTAATAGATGCAGGACAATGACACAAAAGGAATCTGCTACTTTAGAAAAGGTATTCGATGAATTACGCAACCTTTCGCACAAAGTTCAAACTATTGAAGATGCTATTCTAGGAAGTGAATATTTCGGGGATGGATTGAAACTTCAAACTAAAAAGAACACTGAAGAAATAGCATCGATTCAAAATAAGTTTAAATATGTTTACTATACACTTATCGGTGTAGGAATCACAGGCGGGTGGCAAATAACGGAATTAATTAAAAAGATATTCCCTGCTATTTTTTAGCATTTTTCAACATTCTTTTTTTTCTTAAATAATAATTATCTTTGTTTCACAAACAATAAAGAAAACCTATGCCAAGACCTAGATTGACAAAATCCGAAATGGATTTAATAATTGAACACAGAGCAATTCAAAGAGCCTGTAATAAAGCAGGTGTAAATATTAAAGATGTTAAACACGGTTGGCTTAAATCAAAAGAAGCCTCTTTGTCTTTTACAAATAAAGCCTTTGAATCAAAAGAAAGTCAAGAATTTGATATTCTTAAAAGCAAGATATTGCAAAGCGTAAAAGAGTACGCGCCACAATATAAGCCATTTAAATATGAGCGTTGTGAAAAAGGTCATTTACTTTTAATAGACCCAGCAGATGTTCACGTAGGTAAGTTATGCAAGGCTTTCGAAACCGGCGAAGAGTATAATTCACAGATAGCAGTACAAAGAGTTAAGGACGGAGTTAATGGTATTTTAAATAAGACTATTAATTTTGGAATTGACCAAATAGCTTTGATAATTGGTAACGATATTTTACATACCGATTCACCGCGTAGAACGACCACCAGCGGAACTCCACAAGATACGGACGGGATGTGGTATGATAACTTTTTAATGGCAAAAGAATTGTATATAGACATAATAGAACAATTAATGCAAATTGCACCGGTTGCCGTTATTTACAATCCTTCAAATCATGATTATACACATGGATTTTTTTTAGCTCAATTAATTGAAACTCATTTTCGTAATTCTAAAGACGTAGCTTTTCAAGTAGATTTAAGCCACCGTAAGGCATTTAGATATTTCAATAACCTTATTGGAACTACTCATGGGGATGGAGCTAAAGAAAATAACCTTCCATTGTTATTAGCGCAAGAATTTGCGGAGCTTTGGAGTATGACTTCAAACCGTTACATATATACGCATCATATACACCATAAAACTTCAAAGGATTATATTGGTGTTACAATTGAAAGTTTGAGAAGCCCTTCCGCTGCCGATTCATGGCATCACCGGAACGGATATCAACATTCACCAAAAGCAATTGAAGGGTATGTTCATTGTAAAGAACACGGTCAAATTGCAAGAATTACACATTTATTTTAATATGAATGAAAATGATAAAATTAAAAATCTAATGAAGTTAAAAGTTTTGAAAGAAGCGGAACTTCAAGAAATAGTAATGGCATTAAGAAAATTAATACAGAAATAATATGATTTACGCTTACGTTCCTAAAAAGTCAGAAGAAAATAAAGAAGAAAATACACCAATTCAAAACAAAAGAGTGTTTGAATCAGGAAGTCAGCGTGACGACGACACAAACAAGCCTTTAGTAAATCATTTAGATGCTTACGTTCGTTTAAGATTTGGCTATTTATTGCGAATGGGTGCTAATAAGTACGAAAAAAATAACTGGCAAAAGGGGCAACCAGACGAAAGTAGTTTAGAAAGTTTACATAGACACTTAGCTAAGTACGAATTAGGTGATAGAAGCGAAGACCATTTAGCTTGTATTATATTTGGCATTCAATTAATAATGAAGAACGAACAAAAAGAAGGAATTGAAATAGACCATTATTATAAGCCTTAATTGATAGATTTTATTTACACATTAAAAGCATTTAACTTTACACATTATGAAAATAACAGTTAAAAGGGAATTTTTTACAGATACTGAAACAATTGGGTCGATGTTTATTAACGATAAATTCTTTTGTTATACGCTTGAAGATAAAGATAGAAAGCTAAATCAGTTACAAATTGAATCAGAAATTAAATCACAAAAGAAATTCGGGGCTACTGCAATACCTTCCGGAACGTATCGCGTAATATTAACTTTGAGTAATAGATTTAAAAGAGTAATGCCCGAAGTTTTAAAAGTCAAAGGCTTTGAAGGAATCAGAATACATGGTGGTAATACTCATGAAAATACGCAAGGTTGTATTCTAGTCGCAAACACAAAGCACATTAATAAACCATTTGGCAAAGTCTTAAATTGGATTCAAGGAAGCACGGAAGTTAAGCTTATAAAAGAAATAAACAAAGCTATTCAAAACAATGAAAAGGTAGAATTGCAAATCGTTTACTAAATTTATATTTATGAATGTGAGCAAACTTAAAAATAGATATTGGAAACCAACGCCAAAGACGTTCCGCAAAATAGGTGACACGCTACTTGCTTGTTCTACAATGGTAGCAAGTTATTCAATTTACGCAGGTTTTGAATGGGTAGCAATCGTTGCTATCGTTTCTGGCGTCATAGGGAAGTTTCTAACAAACTTTAGTACAGATGAAGATAAATTATAAGCCTTTATTATTTGCGTTGCTTACATCGCTTGTAATTGCGTCGTGTGCAAGTAAACGAATTACGAAAACTATTACAATTAAGGACACTATTATAGTACCTGCAAAGATTCAGCTTGATACTTTGGTATTGTTTAAGGATTCAATCGTGACTATTCACGACACGACAGGGCAAATGACTATCACTATTCAGAAGTTTAGAGATAAGTATATAAGAGTGCAAGGCATTTGTAAACCTAAAGAAATTATCGTTCCTATCACGAAAACAATCACAAAGACAAAGGAAGTCATTGTGCAAAACTTATTTTATAAGCATTCATTTTATTTATTACTTTTGTTTGTCGGTGCTTATGTAGCGTTTAAACGCTTTAATTAAGTTTTTCATTGTTGTTTGTTTAAAGGTGGTCATTAATTTGACTGCCTTTTTTTATTTATGACATTTCCATGACAATTTTTTTGTGCAATGACCTTATATTTGTTTCAACAACAAAAAGAAATAATATGAAAAACTTAAACCAACAACAACCTATTTTTTACAGAAACGAATTAATTTCATTTATTGATTTTGATTCTCAAAGAAATGGCTATATTCAAATATTTATTGGAATGGCTTTATTATTTGTTAAAATTGATGAACTTTCAAATTAATATTATGGAATTAACACCACTCGAAAAGTCAAGGCTTCAATATATGAAGCTTTATGAAGAACAAATAATCTTTAAATCAAATCAAAATAAACAAACAACTTTTAAAAAATTAATGTTATGGATAACAAAGTAAAACTATTGACTAATCCGCAAGGGATTGACGTGCAAACCACAGGTAAAACAGGTATCATTTTAAAGCGATGGTTTAAGTTTTCATTGATTGAATTTACCAATGAATTTAACGAGCCAGAAGAATGGTATTTTGAAAACAAAGAATTTGTAATTTTATAAGAAATGGAAAAACTAATTAAAAAGCTAGTCACAATTCAAAGCGAATTGAAAGCACCAAAGGGTCAAACTAATAACTTCGGTAAATATAAATACCGTTCATGCGAAGATATACTTGAAGCTGTTAAACCGCATCTATTAAAGCATGGATTGTTCTTATCAATCACAGATGAAATTATAAACATAGGTGATAGATACTATATCAAAGCTTCGGTAAATATCACAGACGGAACAGACAAATATTCAGTCGATGGATTTGCACGTGAAGAGGAAAACAAAAAAGGAATGGATGCTTCGCAAGTGACTGGTGCGTGTTCTAGTTACGCACGTAAGTACGCTTTAAATGGAATGTTTGCTATTGATGACACTAAAGATAGTGACGCAACAAATAGCCACGACAAAGAGCCTGTAAAGATTTCAGCTGGTGAAGCCGTGCAATTAAGTAACTTGTTAAACATTGCTATTGCAGAAACAAATGTTTGCGATAATGTAGATAAGTTAAAAGCTATCTGGGCATCCTACCCGATGTTTCACACAAACACAACCTTTAAAGAATTGATAAATAATAAAAAACTTGAATTTAACAAATAAATTATATAACTTTAAAAATTATGACAGACGAAAAAAAAGTAAGCTTTGGAGCATGGAAACGCTCGACGGCAAAAGGCGAAGTGATTAACTTTGCAATTAATGGGACTCGATATTCTATGTGGGCAAATGGCTACAAGAAAGAAGAGAAGCAACCAGATTTTAATATCTACGTGAATGATTACGTAGCACCAGTAACAGAACAATTAACAGAATCAAAAACAGATTTACCATTTTAATCATGACAGAAAACGAAGCACTAAACATTTTAGTACAGGTAGCCTTAAAAGCTCAATCATTTGGCGCACTTAAATTAGAAGAAAGCGTATTAGTAAAAGAAGCAATCGATACTTTCACAGTTAAGAAAGAAGAAGTTGAACATTTTGACAAAGCAACTGACCAGGTAGACACAGAGAAAATTAAAAACTTAAAGTCTGTTAAAACACAAGACGCATTTTAAACCAAACAAGGGAGCGTAAAACCTCCCTTTTTTTATACAACCGACATGAATCAAGACACTTTAAAATTATGCTATTACGCATCAGAATTATACGAATCTAAGAAGCTTAGTTCAAACGATATTTACCAATTATTAACAACTACTAACAGACGTATTGGTGAAGTTACAAAAGCAAGACAACTAGTATCATATTTTTTGTATAACCATTACAAAATGACTATGGTGCAAATTGCTAAAGAATTTAAACTACAAAATCATAGCTCTATAATTTATCAGATTGACAAAGTCTTTTATAGCTTACGTACCGATAAAAGAATGAAATATAGGCATGACTTCATGGTCGATATTATTAACGGCGTACAGCGTACCGTAACGCGCGACAGACCTATTTCTAAAGGTATCTTATCAGAAGATGACAAAGATTTTATAAAAGCAAACTTATCAAATGATTTCTCGGTAAGTTATTACTCGGATATATTAAACAAAACTAAAGGAGCTGTTAAATTTTATCTTTATTCATTAAATAAAGAAACGCTAAACGCAACGAGAAAACCTCAAGTAAAATTGTCTAGATTTGTAATTCAAAAAATCGACTATTAAAATGAAATACTTCCTACACGACACCGCAAGTTTTGAAGATGAAAAAATCTCGGAGCTATTTATAAACTTTGGATATGAAGGTCTTGGATTGTTCTATACTTTGATTGAAAAAATGGCACGACAAGAAAAACCTATCAAAACCAACGTGTTAAAACACCAATGTAAAGTAGGTAAAAGACTTGAAAAGTGCTGGGATTTTATGGAAGAAATTGACTTGATTTCGTCGAACAATAATGAAACTTTCAACAAACAATTACTAAACTTTAGTGAAAAGTACCAGATAAAAAAAGAAAAAAACGCAAAAAGAATTTCACAATGGCGTGAGAAACAAGTACTTACAGAAAATGTAACGCATTCAGAAAACGTTCGTAACACCTCTAAAGTAAAGAAAAGTAAAAGTAATATATATATGCCCGATATTGATGAAGTGATTAAGTACTTTCTTGAGAATGGATTTAAAGCAGATGCAGCAAAGAACGCTTATAAATATTACAACGAAAGTGGGTGGGTCGATAGCAATGGTAAAAAAGTTCTAAATTGGAAACAAAAAATGAGGGGCGTCTGGTTTAGAGATGAAAATAAAATAAACACAAATAATACTTTAAGTTTTAATATACCAGTTAATTAGTTACATTTGACAAACGACAAACGACATGAAATATTTAGAATTAAAAAACAAGATTATAAACGATAAATATACTGAATATGTATATGAAGCGTTTGACATTCAAAACAAAGAAGAAACGATTGTAAAGATTCCTATAAACTTTGCTGAATGTAAAACATTTGATTGGAACATCGGAGTAATTTATGGTGGTTCTGGTACTGGTAAAACTACTTTATTAAAAGAATTTGGTAATTTAATAGATGACAATTTTGATAATGAAAAACCTTTAATATCAAACTTTGATTTTTTAGAACCTAAAGAAGCTACTTTATTATTGTCAGCAATGGGATTGTCAAGCGTACCGACATGGTTAAGACCTTTTTCATTACTTTCTAATGGTGAACAATATCGCGCAAGATTAGCGTATAAAGTCGCTTCAGCAAAAGATAATCAAGTCATATTGATTGACGAATTTACAAGCGTCGTAGACCGTGACGTTGCAAAGTCAATGAGCAACGCAATACAAAAATATATTAGACGAGAAAATAAAAAGATAATATTAGCTTCATGTCACTTTGATATAATGGAATGGTTGTTACCAGATTGGACTTATTCACCACTTAAAGGGCGTGTTGAAAGGCACGACTATCTTCGGCAATCAAGACCAAAAATTGAACTTCAGATATTTCGATGTCGATATGAAACTTGGAATATATTCAAACAACATCATTATTTAACTGAAGATTTAAACAAAGCAGCAAATAATTATGTAGTTTGTTGGAATGATAAACCAATAGGATTTATTGCAATTTTACCTTTTCCAAATGGATTTTTAAAAAATGCTTTTAGAATAACAAGATTAGTTATTTTACCAGATTTTCAAGGGTTGAGTATAGGATTAAATATTTTAAGCTATATTTCTTCATTATATTTAAATGAAAATAAAATCATTTATATAAAAACTGCAAATCCCGCATTATATATTGGATTAAAAAAAAATATTAATTGGTTTGAATGTAGCTCTAGCGGTCATCTTAGAAAAGACCGTAAAACTATGTTTACGGGAGCTGATATATCAAATAGAAAAGCGTATTCTTTTAAATATATTGGTCAAAAATCAAATGATGATTTATCAATTATTAAATTTAAAAGCGAAGTTTATAAAGACGTTGCACAAAATCAAATTGTAATGTTTTAAAAAATATTATTAACTTTACAAAAACGACAAACGACATGATAAAAAACTTAATTCAATTTGAAAACGAAATCCTAGACTTTCATAAGTCAGGAATACAACGAGGGCAATACGTAGGCTTTAAATCTTTAGATGCTCTTTACACAAAGAAAAAAGGGTCAATGACTTTTATACTTGCATCACCGCACTCAGGGAAAAC